ACGCCCAATCAGAGAAGAACAAACTCTTGGCTGAGATGATGAGGAACAACAAATGATCGACAAGTATCTAAAACTTCTAGCTTCAAAGATAGATGACAAAGTATCCCAACTCCAAATGTCAATAGCTGATGGCAAGGCTGAAGACTATGCGGAGTACAAGAAGATGTGCGGAGAGGTGAAAGGTCTACTCACTGCACGTTTATACATCATAGACCTACAGGAAAGAGTAACGAACGATGACGATGACGAGTGAGATTTCTAATCTCGACATTACCAAGGCAGTGGATTTATCCAAGATCTTGAACACAAAGCCAGAGGAGAAGGCTAAACAACTTCCCCGCCCATCTGGTTACAGAATCCTTTGTGCTATCCCAGAGATAGAGAAGGAATATGGAGAGTCCGGACTCGTAAAAGCGGAAGAAACTCTCATGATTGAGGAAACCCTGACTACTGTGTTGTTTGTAGTAGACATGGGCCCAGATTGCTACAAGGACGAAAGCCGATTCCCATCTGGCCCGTACTGCAAGAAGGGTGACTTTATCTTGATTAGACCCAACTCAGGAACCCGACTGGTCATTCACGGCAAGGAATTCCGTGTGATCAATGACGATTCTGTTGAGGGAGTAGTAGACGATCCTCGCGGTATCCGCAGAAAGTAAGGAACGACATGGCTGAATATAAATTTCCCGATGAGCAGGATGACGTTAAAGTCACCACTGAAGACGATCAAACTGATGAGCAGATCATCATTGACGTAGAAGACAACACGCCAGAGGAAGACCGTAACAAGCCTCCTCTGCCGGAAAAAGTAAAGGAAGAGCTCTATAACGATGAGCTTGAAGACTACTCTAGCAAGGTTAAGAAGAAGCTGATTCAGATGAAGAAGCTGGCTCACGATGAACGCCGTGAGAAAGAGAACGCTTTGCGGGAACAACAAGAGGCTATTTCCTTCGCCCAGCGGGTGATGGAAGAGAACAAGCGCCTGAAATCTAACCTCAATAACAGTGAGAAGAACGTACTGGCTACGGTTCAGAAGGCTGTTGAGATGGAGATGAATGAGGCCAAGCGCGCGTACCGTGAAGCTTATGACTCTGGTGATACTGATAAGGTGATGGAAGCGCAAGAGCGTCTTACCCAAGCAACCTTGAAAGTGGAAAAAGTTAAAAACTTTAGGCCACAGCCTTTACAAGAGGAAGAAACTCCTGTACAAATGCAACCACAACCAGTCCAACAGGTTCGTCCCGACCCCAGCGCGCAAGCCTGGCAACAGGAAAACCCTTGGTTTGGAGAAGATGAAGAGATGACAAGCTTGGCTCTTGGCCTCCATGAAAGGCTAAAGAGAGAAGGTGTTGCAGTTTCATCACAAGAGTATTACCGTAGGATAGACGCAACCATCCGCAAGCGTTTCCCAGAGAAATTTGAGGAAGAAGCGGAACAAGAAAGTCGCCCAGTGCGCAAAAGCTCGGTGGTAGCACCAGCTACACGGTCAACTGCACCTAAGAGGGTTCGTTTGAATCCATCTGAATTGAACTTGGCCAAAAAATTAAATTTAACGCCCGAGCAATATGCCAAGGCGAAACTTGAAATGGAGGCCTGAAAATGGCTGAAAACAGAAAACCGCGTGAACTTGAAGATAGATTGATGGCTGAACGTCCTAAACAGTGGCAGCAGGCCGAACTTCTACCTGAACCCGACAAGCACCCGGACTATGCGTATCGTTGGATTCGTGTTGCTAATTTGAATGCAGCTGACCCTCGTAACCTTTCAAGCAAACTGCGTGAAGGCTGGGAGCCAGTTACTTTAGAAGAGCAACCAAAATTTAGACTGTTAGCTGATCCGGCTAGTCGATATAAAGACAACATCGAGATTGGCGGGCTGTTACTCTGCAAGACTCCAAAAGAGTTTGTTCAACAACGCAATGCACACTTTGCGAAGATGACTCAATCTCAGACAGAGGCTGTAGACAATAGCCTTATGCGTCAGAGCGACCCGAGAATGCCTCTCTTTAGGGAGAATAAGTCCTCGTCTAGCTTTGGCAAAGGTGCTTAAATTTTTTTAGGAGTCTTAAATGGCATTCCCTACCGTTTCTAAGACGTATGGCCTGAAACCAATCAATCGATTGGATGGCTTGCCTTACGCCGGAGCGATCCGTCAAATCCCTATTGCGGCCGCTTACGCTACTGCAATTCTCAACGGCGATACAGTTCAAGTTGACACCAACGGCTACTTGATCGCTAACACCACTTCCAACTCTGGCGACAGCATTGGTGTGTTGGTTGGTTGTTCGTACACTAACTCTTCAGGCCAGCCTGTTCAGGGTCAGTTCTACCCAGCCGCTACCTCTACATCAACAGCTTTGGCTTTTGGTTACGTTGTGGATGATCCTAACGCAGTGTTCAAGGTTGTGGCCAGCAGCGGTCAAACCACAGTGCCTACAGCTTTTAGCCGCGCGCTGGTTGGTGCAAACGTTGCTTTGTCTATCAACACTGGTAGCACTATCACTGGTGATTCGTACTATGGTATTGACGGTGCTTCCGCCGGTACTACAGCTACCCTTCCCATCCGTGTGGTTGACGTTGTGCCCGATACTGCAACTGGCCCTGCCAATGCAACCGCCACGACTTACTACGAATTTTTGGTCAAGTTCAACTTGCACCAATACACTGACACCACTGGTGTTTAAGGAGTAAATAATGGCTATTTCACGCGCACAACTGCTTAAAGAGTTGCTCCCAGGTCTGAACGCTTTGTTCGGTCTGCAATACGCAACTTACGATCAAGAGCACAAAGAGATCTACGAAACTGAGACATCAGAGCGTAGCTTCGAAGAAGAGACCAAACTCTCTGGCTTCTCTGCCGCACCAGTCAAGAACGAGGGCTCAGCCATCGCTTATGACAATGCACAGGAAGCATGGACTGCTCGATACAACCACGAAACCATTGCTTTGGGCTTCAGCTTGACTGAAGAGGCTATCGAAGATAACTTGTATGACTCTTTGTCTGCACGTTACACGAAAGCTTTGGCCCGTGCTATGGCTTACACCAAGCAAGTTAAAGCCGCCGCTGTTTTGAACAACGGTTTCAGCTCTAACTACCTCGGTGGTGACGGTGTCGCTTTGTTCAGTGCATCACACCCCTTGATCACTGGTGGTGTTAACAGCAACATTCCTTCTACCGCAGCTGACCTGAACGAGACTTCCTTGGAATCCGCCGTTATTCAGATCTCCTTGTGGACAGACGAGCGTGGCTTGTTGATCGCCGCTAAGCCTAAGAAGTTGGTCGTTCCTTCTTCATTGCAATTCGTTGCTACCCGCTTGCTCGAAACCGAGTTGCGCGTTGGTACAAATGACAACGACATTAACGCATTGAAGAACAACGGTTCTATTTCTGAAGGTTACTGCGTTAACCACTTCTTGACCGATACTAACGCTTGGTTCTTGACCACAGACGTTCCTAACGGCATGAAGCACTTTGTTCGTTCACCCTTGGCTAACTCCATGGACGGCGACTTCGACACTGGTAACGTTCGTTACAAGTCTCGCGAGCGTTATTCTTTTGGCTGGTCAGATCCATTGGGTATGTTCGGCTCTGCTGGTGCTTAATCAGCGGCAAAGAAAAAGGGGGCTTCGGCTCCCTTTTTTGTTGCATTAGATTTATTGAAGTGGTATAAACACATTAGCCCGGGGAATCCGGTGCATCAAACTGACCCGGCAGACGACATACCGATTGATGCGCTGATCTTGTATGTAAGGACAATTTATCATGGCAATTTCAACCACACAGAGTATTTGGCGTTCAGGTGGCGGCGATCAAACTCGTACCGCTTACTGTGGCTCCGGCTTAATGGCCGCCCAGTTCTACATTTCCGGCGCTTCTGCGGCTGGTACATCCGCTAAAGTTTCTTCAGCAGCAAACGCTCCAGCAGTTGTTTTGCCTGCTGGCGCTATCGTTGTTGAGATCCAAGCTGTTTGCGCGGCTACTGGCGGCTCTACTCCTACCTTTGACATGGGCTTCACTTTGTACGGTACTTCTACCGCTACAAACACAGGCTTGATCTCTGCGGCCGTGGCCACAACTGGCAAGCTGGTGATTAACCAAGCTTCTGCTACTGCTGGCGCTAACATGGGCACCACAATGTCTACAACCAAGCTGGTGACTATCACTGGTGGCGGTACTTCTGGTGATGCTCCTACAGGCGGCACTATCACCGGTACGATTCTGTACTTCGTTGCTGACCCATTGCTTGGCCAACAAAACGATTAATTGATCTAGGGGGCTTCGTGCCCCCATTTTAAAGGAGATTAATTATGGGTATGCAAACTGACGTTAAGCAAGCGCATTTAAACCAAAGCGGTTTTTTTGTACTTGGGCGAAATCGCGTAAAAGGCGTTTCTTTTTATGGTGGTAGCGGAACCTTGGTTTTGTTTGATTCAACCACAGCCCCAGTCACTTCAAGCGTATCTTACGCTCGTACCGGCACATTAGTTACTGTGACTAAAACTGCTCACGGCTTGTCTACAGGCGCTGTTGTTGGTATTCACTTTGATGCTGGTTCAGGCGGAGCTGCCACAGATGGTAACTACACAATTACTAGGACAGGCGCTGATACGTTTACGCTTACGGACATCAATACTGGAAATATTACAGGTACTCCAGCGGCGATCTATGTCAGCGGTGCAAATCGTTGGTTACTCACTTACGAAACGCACTCATCAGACGAGTTCCAAAATGCTCCGCTTATTCCCGGTGAAGGTGTGTTGGCAGTAAATGGAATTTATGCCTACATGAGCGCAATTGACGCAGCGCAGATTTACTATGGCTGAAGCAAAACAAGCAGTTCTGGCTGGGCGTAAGCTATTCATAGCTATCCCAGCCTATGACGGCAAGATCAATATCAAGACTGCGTACAACCTTGCGGCGCTAATGCCCAAGGCTATGCAGTTTGGTGTTGCCGTTAATATGGGCGATGTGTCTGGGTGCTCAATCATTACTATGGCTAGAAACCAATTAGTGCATGAGTTCCTTAAGTCAGATTGCACAGAGCTATTGTTTGTTGATTCTGATGTGATTGCTACACCAGATGACATCTTAAGACTGATGGCCCAGAGCCACGGCAAAGACATCACGGCCGGCGCCTACCCCCGTAGAGCCAAAGACCGCTACTTTTTTGCTGATCTGTACTTCAACGAAGATAAAGACCTAGAGTTTGATGGCTCACTGATGCGCGTAGAGCGTGTCGGTACTGGTTTTATGTTGATCCAGCGCCATGTACTTGAGGACATGGTTAAAGCTCACCCAGAGTGGTCATACGAGTTCAAGGGCGAGCAGATCACCGCGCTATTTGACTTTGACATCAAAGATGGAAAGTATGTAGGCGAGGATTACTTGTTTTGTGATCGAGCTCGAGAGCATGGATATAAGATTTACATCGATGTTGACATTAGTTTGCCGCACGTTGGAACAGACACGTTTGAGAATAACTTCCGAGAAGAAGTCGTAATCCCATTGTTAGAGATGGTTCGTAAGTCTAAACTGAAAGTAGCAAATGGCTAAGAGTCCAGCATGGCAGAGAAAAGAAGGAAAGAGCCCGACTGGTGGATTGAATGCCAAGGGACGCGCCTCCGCGAAAAAGCAAGGCATGAACTTGAAGCCTCCCCAGCCAGAAGGCGGCTCCCGCAAGGACGCTTTCTGTGCGAGGATGGGCGGCATGAAGAAGAAGTTAACCAGCGAAAAGACGGCCAAAGATCCGGATTCACGCATCAATAAAGCATTGAGGAAATGGAAATGCTAGATCTGAATACAGTTTGGTCGGCCACATTAACACTGTTAATGTCAGTTATGGGCTACATAGTGAACGAGAAGTTCAGAGAGCTGGCTCGCATCACCATATTGCTCAATAAAACCCGCGAGGAGGTTGCCCGTGATAACGTTACTCAAGCAGAAGTTGACCGCATTACAAACCACATTGACCAGCGCTTTAACAAGCTTGAAGCAAAAATTGACCAACTTATTCAAAAAGGATAACTAATCATGTCAAATGGAAACCCTGCACCACCACCTCCGCCGCCACCACCCAGAAGCGAAGGCACACCAAATTTTGGGGAGCCATCATCACTTGGCAGAAGTCTTCGCGATGCCGTAAGCCTACCGCTGGCTGGAGGAACGTTATCGCCTGCCAAAGTTGGCAAGGGGTATGGAGTGAGCTGGACCAAAAAGTTTAATAAGGGCGGCAACGTTTCCGCTTCTAAACGCGCTGATGGTATTGCTCAACGTGGTAAGACTCGTGGGAAAATGGTTTAAATTTAAAGGAACGCAAGATGGGACGCCTTAATAGACCAGCAAGACCAGGTTACGACTATCGTTCGCCTAACCAAACAAACGCACAAGATTTGACACCAAATTTGTTTGAAGACGTTATTGCTTCGCAAAATTCTGATTTGGATAGGATTGTTAGAAGTAACAACGAAAGCCCAGCTCAAACAGATTCACGCCGTAGATCTCCTTTAGGTAATGTGTCACAACGTGATGCAGCTGGTCGTGCAATGTTGCGTTCTATGGGCCGTGCTGGTTTGGCCGGTAATGTTTTGGGAGCATCAACCAAACTTGGCCGATACATTGATGAAGAGACAGGCGCAGGCAAAAAAATAGTTGATAAGTCTGGCTTGGGCAAAATGATTGATAAATTAGTTAACGATAGAGACAAGGTAGAACTGTCTTCAGACGCTAAGCAACGTTTATCAGATATGGAAACCGATAAGTTTAGAAGAGATGTAGAAGAAGAAACTCCTAAAACTTTTAAACGTGGCGGTAAAGTTTCTGCTTCTAGTCGTGGTGATGGCATAGCTCAGCGTGGCAAAACTCGTGGAAAAATGATCTAATGCCAAGCAAGAGTAAAGCTCAACATAATTTCATGGCGGCGGTGGCTCATAACCCAGCGTTTGCTAAGAAAGCAGGCGTCCCACAGTCTGTGGGTAAAGAGTTTAATGAGGCTGATAAAGGCCGTAAATTTTCTAAAGGTGGCGATATGAAACACGAAGACGTAAAGATGGACAAGAAGATGATGCAGAAGGCCGTGAACAAACACGAAGGCCGTTTGCACAAAGGCGCTACTATGACCAAGCTGGCCAGTGGCGGTATGCCAATGGTTATGAAGGATGGTCAGAAGGTTCCTGCTTTTGCTGCTGACGGCAAAGGTAAGATGGCCAAAGGCGGTACGGCCAAGAAGATGAACATGGGCGGCATGGCTTATGCCAAAGGCGGTTTTACTAAGTCTGCTGACGGTATTGCTACTAAAGGCAAGACCAAAGGTATGCAAGTAAAAATGCGCGGCGGCGGAATGTGTTAAGGAGCTGATATGCCTGAAGTCCAATACCCATACAAAGGCATCACTGACATGGAGCTGGAGATTGAAGATCGTATGCGCGATCAAGCTGGCGCCGGCCGTGGTCGTCAAGGCGGTCCTACAGCCAAAGAGCTGGCCGACTATGATCGTAAAATGAATCGTGGCATCTTCACTGCTGAGATGGGCAAGCCCCCTCAAGATGTAGATGGTGGCTCAGCGGCTCCTAAAAAGAAGGTTGTTAAGAAAGCTGGAGGCGGCATGACTGCTTCTAAGCGTGGTGATGGTATTGCTCAGCGCGGTAAAACGCGCGGAAAGATGTGCTAAATCATGATGGGAAGCCGTGGAATGGGAGCTATCCGTGCTACAAAGATGCCCAAGGGCGTTCGAAAAGCACGGCGTGATGACACAGACTTTACTGAATACGCTGAAGGCGGTCCTGTTGGTTTGTATGCCAACATTAACGCCAAACGTAAACGTATCGCAGCTGGCTCTAAAGAGAAGATGCGTAAGCCTGGCTCTAAAGGTGCACCCACAGAACAGGCGTTTATTAACTCTGCAAAGACCGCTAAAAAATGACCACTACAGGAACCAGCTCCTTCAACATGGAGTTCACCGAGCTCGCTGAAGAGGCGTGGGAGAGAGCTGGCCGTGAGATGCGTACTGGTTATGACCTACGCACAGCTCGCCGCTCTCTTAACCTGATGACCATTGAGTGGGCTAATCGCGGCATCAATATGTGGACGATTGAGACAGGGACGATCACTCTGACTCCAGGATTGGCCACATACGCTCTGCCTACAGATACGATTGACTTGCTGGACCATGTGATCCGAACACAAGCCAACAACTCATCTACTCAGGCTGACCTGAGTATTACGCGAATCAGCGTTTCTACTTACGCAACGATTCCTAACAAGTTGTCTCCAGGCCGGCCTATTCAAGTGTGGATCCAGCGTTTGTCGGGTGAGACAAACCCAACAGCGGCCGTTCTTGATGGCGCGATTACATCTACAGACACAACGATTGTTTTAAGTACTGTTGACGGTCTTGCTGGCTCTGGATTTATTCGTCTTGGCACAGAAGACATTTACTACACATACATCACCGGCAACACGCTGGGAGGTGTATTCCGTGGACAGAACAACACAACGGCAACCTCTCAAGCTGATGGCACAGCTGTGTTTGTGCCCCAGTTGCCGGCCATAACAGTGTGGCCTACGCCTGATAACTCACAGCAGTACCAGTTTGTGTACTACAGAATGCGCCGCATCCAAGACGCTGGCTCTGGCATACAGACATCCGATATGAATTTCCGATTTCTGCCATGTGTAGCGGCCGGATTAGCCTACTACATAGCCATGAAGGTGCCTGAACTGCAAGGCCGTCTGGATATGCTCAAGAGGGTTTATGACGAACAATATGCTCTAGCGGCACAGGAAGACCGAGAGAAGGCTACATTGAGGTTGGTGCCTCGTATAGCGTTTATTGGTGGGGGCTCTTAATGCCAACGCCATTTGCATCCGGTAAATATGCAATTGCCGAATGTGATCGGTGTGGGCAGCGCTATAAGTTGAAACAGCTAAAGATGGAGGTCATTAAGACCAAGCTGTATCAGTTGAAGGTTTGTGAAGCTTGCTGGGATCCAGACCAGCCTCAGTTACAGCTGGGTATGTATCCTGTTAATGATCCACAGGCTTTGTATCAGCCACGGCCAGATACAACGTATGTGACGGCCGGCTTGAATGCAAGCGGCAATTTAACAGGTGGTTCTCGAGATATTCAATGGGGTTGGTTTCCGGTCGGTGGTTCTAGTGAATATGACGCATATTTAACACCAAACTACTTGGTAGGAACGGCAGAAGTTGGTACAGTTACGATAACAGTTTCATAGGAGCTAAAAATGGCATACACAAGATCAGCAGACGGCATCGCTAAAAAAGGCAAGACCGAAGGCAAAAACTTGGGAGACAGCGGTCCCAAGGCTAAAATGACAATGGGCGGCAAGAAAACTGCCGGCGTGACTGGTGAGGCTATGCGTAAAGTAGGCCGTAACATGGCTCGCGCAAACAACCAAATGCGAGGTTAACATGGCTAAATACAGCAAAATGATGATGGGCAAAGAAGTTGGTGATGCCAAAGTCTATGCTCCGCCACACACCATGACTGGCGAAAAAGTTACAGGCAAAGAGAACCCAGGTTCTGGTCCTGACAGAAGCCGTGCTGATACAGTCAACATGAGTGTTGGCAACATTAACAAATCTTCTGGTGGTGAGCCTAAGACTTCCGGCATCAAGATGCGCGGTACTGGCGCGGCCACTAAAGGCTTGATGAGCAGAGGCCCGATGGCATGAACTACACCCAGCTTGTCACTGAGGTAAGCAATTATTGCGAGAACTCATTCCCAACTGACGACATGAACACGTTCATCCGTCAAGCAGAGCAGCGCATATACAACACTGCCCAGCCTGCTAACTTGCGGAAGAACGTGACAGGCTTTTTGACAACAGGAAATAAGTACCTTGAGTGTCCATCTGACTTTTTGTCTGTATATAGTCTTGCTCTATATCCGTATAACACCACAACGGCTACCGGAACGGCTGGTCAAAAGACGATTGTGGTTGTGAGTACGACTGGTATTGCAGTAGGCCAACAGGTAACTGGTACAGGAATTGGCACTAATGCTTTGGTTAGAAGCATATCTGGCACCACGGTCACATTAACAGTTGTTAATGTGGGAACTGTTTCTGGAGCTGTGGTGTTTCAGGGTGACTACTTGTATTTGCTCAATAAGGACGTTAACTTTATGCGTGAAGCGTATCCTTTGACAGCGCAATTGAGTGAGCCGAGACACTATGCTATTTTTGGACCTCGGTCTGATAATGTGAACGAGCTGACATTCATCGTTGGCCCAACACCCAGTGCGGCCTATAACGCTGAGCTTCACTACAACTATTACCCAGAGTCTATTGTGACTGCCAATACAACTTGGCTGGGCGATAACTTTGATTCTGTATTGCTGTACGGCACGATCTGTGAAGCGCTTATGTACATGAAGGGCGAAGCGGATATGGTCAATCTTGCCAACCAGCGTTATGGTCAAGCGATTGCTTTGTATAAAAACTTGTCTGACGGCAAACAACGTGCTGATGCTTATCGTGATGGTCAGGTTAGGATCTCTGTATCATGAGTATTGTCCAAACCCAGACTACCAGTTTCAAGGCCGAGCTGTATCAGGGCGTCCATGATCTTACGACTGACGTTATTAAGATTGCCTTGTACACGGCTAATG